CTATGGCATCCCGCCACGTTACGCTAATAACGTGGCTTTTCACCATAGTACTACGCTCAGATGCGGTTTCGAAAATATTCGAGATCAGCCGAGCAAGGAATTACAGGTTACACCGGTAATCCTCACTGTTCGATCCTTATATTGTTAAGGAAGTGAACAGAAGGGGTATCAATCCCTCCAGGGTCTAGTGGCAAGTTTGCCATAATTACACAATTATGTCTTATGAGCCTTTGGATTCGTCGACACTGTCGATCGGAGGTAACGAGAGTATTTCTCCCATTGTTTAATAATCTCAAGGTTTCGAAGCGTTGTTTTTGCTTCTACCCTCTGATAAATCTCCTTAGGTAAGGGGATCAATGAGAGGGACTCCTGGAAGGAGTAGTACGATAGTACCACTCGTTCCAAGTCCTCGAGAGTACCTCCAGATTTCGCTTTAATAGCATCTTCAACCAAGTACTTCAATTCTCGTAACTCCACTAATACATCAAGGTACACCTCTCTGTAAACGGTTTGACAAATATCATCTACTACGTGGTAGTAGAGATCCTTGTCAATATACCGCACCTCAGGGTCCGTGGCAGACCAAGGGGCAGTGGGTCGATCAGGATAAAGATCCTGTAGATCGATCTTACGAGCCCCGGGAGCTTCCCGGGATAGTGTCCCATAATACTCCCGATCTTTATTAACGGTCGATAGCGTCTTAACAAACGCCACTATTGCCTCCATCTCTGGAGACAGAAGCTTATCGAAAACTCGTTGCAACTCTTGTTGCACGAATCCGGAAATAAAGGCTGAGATTTTACGCTCAGTCCAGGAGTAGTTTTTGGTTAAACCCCTTAGAGAGAAGAATTTACTCAACGTCATAGGGTTAGGACCAAAAGGTGAGAAATATGAGAGTATTCGGTGTCGCAGTCGTTGGCCAAGGTGCATTAAATTACCTTGTGAGGATCCCTTTGCCCGATACCCAAACCCAAAGAGGTCCAGATATCGAGGGAGGGACAGAGTATATTTTCGACATAGCTCGAGAGAAGCTGCGAGCATCTGCCGTCCTACCCAGTATTCTGAGAAAGGAACCGGAGATACATCCACTCCTCGATGGAAAGTTCGTTTAGCAAACTCTAAGGTTAACCCGTCAGGGCTAATCAGAGATTTTGCCAAACCGACCTCCACACCTAAAGTGGCCATAATCCGTCTATACTCTGCCGCGACCGCAGCATCAGCGAGGACGATATCGTCCCCAAGAACAGCATAATAAGGGAACCAATCCCCGGGTTTAATAACCCGTGCGTTCAATGCTGCGTGTTGTACTATCGCGTGGTGAGTCAGAGCCAGCATGGCCCACGATGACAGGGCTCCCATAGGTTGCCCCGCAGCGTAGGTTACCGAACCAGAGTATCTTTTTCCACCAACTTTAGTGGAATACTCATACGAACGGCCAATAAGAAGGGCCGCCCATAGATTGGCACCATGTGCAGTCATCACTTTCGCGAGGATCTGCATCTGGATAACAATCGGTAGACGATCGGTAGCCGCTGAAAGATCAAAAGAGAAGTACGGACCATGAGGTTTCGCACGTATCAATTGTCTAACAGGGGCCAACTGGTCAAGAGTACCATCCTGAGGAATCAGGGCCAATACCTCGAAGATCGCGTCATGCAGCGGTTTCAGCAACCACTGCGTGAAAGGATCCACGTAGGCAAAGACCCTTAATTTCCCGGCGGCCTCCTCCTTGAAACCAAGTTTACCTAGTGACCTAGCGTAAACCGGCCCGAGAACTGTACGCATTCCTTTGTACAGTTGGACTCTATCATCATTGATAGCTTCAGGGTCTGACATTGGTAATAGGATCTTATTCCATTTCTCCAGTCGGTTCAGAACCCACTGGTTACCAGTCAACCCACACCAATCCCGAAGGATTGTTAACATGTGTGGGTTCTCGTACCACGCGGCTACGGCTGCCAAGATTCCTGCAGGCGAAGTAGAGAGAGAGGCGCGATCAAGATCGTCGTCCCCCACTTTAATTAGCCCGGCTGCGGAACTAGACTTACTGATGATGTAAGGCTTAGCACGTAGACCTCGCAGAAAATCCCAGGGTTCTAACCAAGTAAGACCAAATCGAGTGTCGTCAAACCCTCGAAGTCTAGAGACAGCTACCCAGAACGATTGTTCTAGGAAGGCCCCAAACTCTGGCAAGTACTGAGAATCCATCGAAGATGGATCCGTAATAGTTGCCAATTTGAGCTTATATGGCATCTCTAATACTCGGTAAACTGAGAACAACGTATCCCAGAATTTAAGTATTAAGAACTCCCCTCGGAGAATTCTACGTCGGTGTAAGGCGGGGATCACCTTCGGTAATCCACCCTTAGACCGAGCAAAACGAATACCCAATGGAGACATATTTTTAATTCTGTGTCTTCCGCTGGCTTGTTGTAATAATACATGACAAGCCTTCAAGTATATAATCAGGCCGGTTAGGCCCGATACTTGAATATATTTAAAGCAGAAGTTACAAAAAGATATAATTACTTTTACTAGACCTAAATTCACTTCCATACCAGCTAGTTTCACAACTCGTAAGAGATGATTCACTAGTGGCCGCCCTCCTTTTACGGAGAGCATGGCACCAACTGGTTTAACCGTATCTAATAATCTTCCGTAGCTTTTGGATTCTTTCAATTCCTTGAAAGACCCAAAACTCGACTGGTTAGCGGCCGAGGTTGAAAAACCTCGGGGTTTCCCTATCTTTTTAGGAGCTGAGGGAGTAACTCCCCCATTGCCTCGACTTACGGGCGAACCGCTCGTCAACCGCAGGATTCTAAAATAGAGATCCTTGATAACCAGCATTAATTTTGATAAAGCCATTGCTGACTTAACCATAATCAGGAACCAAGTAAAATAGGCATAGTATTCGGTGGATAAACCCGCCAATACTATAACTAAATACTCCGCGTTCATGAAATGTACTAGAGTTAGTACTGAACTTATTATAATTAATGTGATCATGGAAATTAATGAGCCCGACACTTCTCGGCGCACCTCACTCTATCCAAGATAGAAAGGTACGACGGATGCCAAGGGGCCGACCCAGCTGATTCATTCTTCGGACTTCCTCCTGCCGCCTCGGATATCATCGAGTATCCCCCGAAGGGGTTCTTCCTACTCTAGTATCCGTCTTGGTCAGGTCAGTCGTCCGGACCCTTACGGGAAAATCGGCCTGAGAGGGCCTGCGGCGATTTCTCGCCGACGCCTTTTCTGCGTTGATTATTATGTTTAAGGTACTAGCGGGGTTTCCCCATAGTACCCGAGATAGATTATTCCTATTGGACTTCAGTTTCCGGTTCGGTGCAAGGTCCCTCTCGGGACCCATTTCAGGGTTCTACCCTAGCACCTCCCCCGGGCTGCAGCCACCCTTCTCAGGGAGTCTGGAAAGACTTAGGCTTTCTCTAACTTTGAAACATACCGCGAACACCATAGGCCTTTCGGCCCTTAGGCTTCGCCCCCCCCGTCCCGATCACTCGGTAGGGCTCCACAAGAGGAGTCACCATACGGGGAATTTCAGAAAGAGCAGCGTAACGAAGGAGAGGGGCTTGCCCCCCCTATGTAGTCTATGTTGCTAAGGCTATTAAGCCAGGATATGGTAGTCCTGGCCCCGGGATCGCCTGGCCCGGACCAACACTTCTTACACAAGGGAATCAAACCCGTCACTCCGATCGGCTACTAGTTCCTAGTATATCACGGTGTGACCAGTTAAAGAACCTAGCCACGCAGGCTTCATATGCACGTTAAAAATAATAACAATGACAGTATAAAATCTACGCGGGAGAACGCTTTTAGACAAGCAGCTCCTGGGTTATCAGATGCACGAGATTTTACTCACGTACGGCCGTCCAACGGATTGTCG